TGTTTTACCAAGACCAGCAGTACCGGTCAATAACATGTTTGGTATTTCTAAGTTTTCTACAATCTTAGAGAAAGTATTTTGTAATTGATCTGGTAAGATACAATCATTTATATGTTTAGGTCGATACTTTTCAACCCATAAAAAGTCTTTTGACATAATTCACCAATTTCATAATATAAAAATAAAGGGAGGCCGAAGCCTCCCGTTCATTACTCAGCAGATGCTTCAGCTCTGTTTGCTTCACAAAGTTGAACCAATTGCACTGCTTGGTCTCGTAGTTGACCGATTGTAGTCAACTCTTCACCGCGGAAACCACCACGTTGAACAACGGTATCAACAACTGCAATTACAGATCTTGATACTCTGTTCGCGAGGTCGTATACTGCCTCGTTATTTCCTTTTGCTTTTTTATCAGCCATTTTAACCTCCGAAGGTTGAGTGTTTTTCTAGCGCTATAAAATATTCAACAGAATCTTCTACTTTCTTAAATCTTGATATATTACGAGAAGATAGTTCAACTTCGTAATCACCAGGAATAAGTTTTAGATTGTCTGTTAGAATATAAACTTTAAAGTTGTCACTCTTATAATCACCATCAACATCAATTGAAAAGACGTTTGACGTAGAATTTTTAGCATCAGAGACTGCAATGTTGAGAACACCGTCAACAACTGATACACATATTTCAGAATGACTTAATACAGAAGCAGCCTTTTTAAGTTTGCTCACAACAGAATTAGATAGAGTAAACTTAACATCTGCTTCAGGCATTTCAATATTCTTTTCTGTAGTAGTTAACATCTCAGGATCTGAGAAGAAATATTTAACACGTGATCTACCAGTTGAATCACCAATAAAGACATAGTTGTCTTCAAACTTAAGTCTTGGTCCATCAACCAAGTTAAGTACACTGAGAAATTCATTGAGATCATATATGCCGACTTGTTGAGGAAATTCAACATCGACTGTTGCAGCGGCCATGACATTCTTAGCTTCTGCTACTGTCTTTACAACATTGCCAGGTTTAATCACCAGATTAGGATTAATAGCTGCAAAGTTTTTTAAGACATCTAGGGTTTTTTCAGATAGTTCCATAATATAGCTCCAGTTTCAATTATATCTATTGTACCACAATTAACGTTTAAAGTAAACATAATTATGCTACTTTTTTCATTTTACTAAAGTTTTTCTCTTTGATAAATTCTAATTTATTTGAGAATTTACCATCAAGTAGATCACCTTTATGACTTATAACAAATACGTTTGTATTTTCGTCTAAAGAATTAAGTATCTTCATTAGATTTTCTACACCATCATGATCTAGTGAAGAGTCAAATGTTTCATCAAGTATGAGTAAGTTTGTAGCAACACTATTTTTCATCTTTGCAATCATTCGCCAAGTAAACAATAGTGCTAAGTCAATTCTTTGTTTTTCTCCTTCGGAGAATGAATCGTAAGTAAAAGCATCTCTGTGTCTAGAATGTATTGTTTCTTGAAAGCTTTCATCAATATTAAATGATACAAAAAAATCAAGTATTTGCAAGTACTGATTAATTAATTGATTCATAACAGGCAAATATTGTTTGATAATTTTTGTTTTAATACCAGTATCTTTAAGTAATTCTATAATTACTTGACTATATGACATGTCATCATTAAGTTTTATTTTTTCAGAAACATGTTCTTGTTTTAAAGAATTAAGATCGTCTAATTCTTTATTTGCTTTTGCCAAATCTGCATTCTCTGTATTCATATCCGATAGTTCATTTTGTAATTCATCTATCGATTTTTGTAATCTTGTAATAGAGTGATTATTACTATGCATTGTTTTCTGATGATTTCTTATTTCATCTAATTGAGCATATAGATTTGTTTGTTCTTCTTGTAATTCTTTAAATTGAGCTGTTGCTTCATCAATTCCTTTTTGTAATTCTTTAGCTCTATCTTTTGCTTTTTTCATCTGATATTCTTTTACATCATCAGATATCTCTTGTTCACATGATGGACAGTTTTCATTCTCTTCGTAAAACTTAGCATTCTTTACAACTGCTCTCATTTCTGTTTTAAATTGAGTAGAGTACTCATTTATCTTGCTTATCTTTTCATCAACAGATTTGCTTTTTTCTAACGTAAGAGGTTCCGTCTCGTCAACGATACTACTGAGAGATTCGTTTTCATTGTGAAGATCTGAGATCTCGTTACGTAACTTCTCAATCGATCTATTCTTGCTTTCTTTGAGGTCCTCATTAATTTGCGTGATGTCTCTAAGGTACTTTCTTTGTGATTCGATCTTGGTCGAAATGATGTCAAGTTTGTGTCCATTTTCTTTAATCCTATCTTTTAAACTAGATATTTTTTCTTTTATTAATGAATTCATTCTGGAAAATATATTAATGTCAAGTAGATCCTCAATAATTTCTCTACGATGACCAGGTTGTAATTGCATAAATGGAACAAAAGATGATGAACCAAGTACAACAATTTGGTGAAATGATTTGTGATTAAGTTTAAGTATGTTTTGTTCTAGTATTTTTTGATATTCTTTAGCATGGGAATCTTGATTGATCATTTGATCATTTTTCCATATCTCGAATTTATTTGGTTTAATACCTCGCATAACCCTATAGGTATTATTCCCTATGCCAAAGGTTACATCAACAAGAGTTCCTTTCTTGTTTACAGAATTTACCATTTGGTCTTTTTTAATTTTTCTGTGAGGAATACCAAATAAGGCAAAGGATAGAGCATCAAGCATAGTAGATTTACCTGCTCCATTTTGTCCTACAACAAGTGTGCTTTTACTTTCTGTGAAATTAATTTCGGTAAAGTTATCACCGGTGCTCAAGAAGTTCTTGAACCTTAGGGTCTTAAACGTTATCATAATCTATTTGTTTTTTATTTGTTTCAATCTGCTCTTTGCTTTTTTCAGCGTAGGAACAATTTCATTATATACTATAGTCTTATTTTCATTATAGCCAACAATTCTATACTTTATAGTTTCATTGTCAAAGTATGCTGGTATAATTTGATAATCACTATCCTTCATCAAAAGATCTCCATTGATTGTGCTTCGATCATTAGATTCTTTACCTGTAGTTTTAACTTATCCTTATCTAGATCAGTATCAACTGCATCAATATATGTACTTAATAAACTATCAGTATCATCAAGTTTTATATTTTCATCCTGTACATTGGAACCCACAAAATCTTGAAAGCTTTCTGCAATTTTAAGTTCATGTATATTTCTATTTTGTATTCTATCAATTAATGTATCAAATACAAATGAATCCTTTTTATTTACAACAATTACTTTTACGAATTTATTATTTAAAAAGTCTAAATCCATATTCATATAATCATAATTATTTGAATCATCATAATAAATTTTTTCAAATAATCTAATAGGATTTTTTACTGGTGTAATTTCTCTTGTATCAGTATCAAATATATGAAAGTATTTTGGATCATCACAATCTGACCAAGAAAATTCCATTTGAGAACCTAAATATGTAATATTACCTCTGGTCGATTTTGTATGGAAGTGTCCTGATAATACAGTTTCAAATCGTGAAAATACATCTGGTGACATTCCGTCCTTACATGGAATACCTTTATGCATTTCAAAGCCCGTAATTTCCAAGTGAGCACCTACTATGTCAGCATCACATGTTTCCAAGAAATTATATATCTGATTTTCATTTTCGGAATTAATCCATGGTAATAACGCCATTTTCATTCCGTCATAATCCATAACTGTTGGGTCCATAACCAAATGAATCTCATTCATATAATGACCAAGTAATTCCTTGAGTGAGTTCAGATCATTTGTATTTTTATAATAGACATCGTGGTTACCAGGAATAAGATCCATAGTAATACCATACTCTCTTAATTTTGATAAGAATACGCGGCGATGATGATGTAATCCTTTAATGGAAATAAAACGACGATTGTCAAAGTAATCACCTAAATGAACAATATGTTTGATATTATTCTCATTCATATAAGGAAAAAATACATCCCTATAAAATTGTTCTTGATGATCTAAAAATATATCAGCGGAGTTACGAACTCCTGCATGAGTATCGTTAAGTATTGCAAATTTCAATTATAAAAACTCCGATAGATCTGAATCAGCATAAACTGTTCTCTTTTTTCTAGGTTTCTTTTGTTGTTCGGCAAAGTCTTTAACGGCCTGGTCTGTATCCTTTACACGATCAATTCTTTCTCTTAAACTATCAACATAAGATTGAATTTGTTTAGTTGTATTATTATCTCCTTCCTCAATAAATTCCTGAATATCAATTTGAGATAACCATTTAAGTTTGATGTCTTGTTGTTTCTTTTCTTTTGCTATCCTTCTTAAAAAAGCATACCAAGTAATCTGTGTAAAATATGCAAAAGCATTTGCATTCCCTGTTCTTGTGGCAGTATCAATGTTATAGTTTTCTATTGCTCGCAAACAGTTCTCGACACCATCCATTACCATTTCTTCTCTATATGTGTATCTCACAAAATTTGATTTATGAGACAAACCTTCTGAAATTTTTAAAAATGATTCTGCTATGTAGTCTGGAACAATAGGAACTTTTTCTTTTTTCTTTTTAGCAACTTTTACAGCCTGTACATACTCCATAACAGCCGCGGAAAAATCTTTATTGTTTACATAATGTATGTTAGGTTTTCTAGCCATAATATAATTCCTTTTATATGTTGTACATTATATCACAATCTTGATTAAAAGTAAATGTAAATATTTTTTACAAGACCTATTTACTTTAACACAGTTTTATGATATAATGTATTGTACCCCGGTGGGAGGTTGGATATAAGATTTAATGTACTGTATCTTTTTCATTTTTATTAAAAAGTCTTACAACATTATCATCTTTTCTTTCATTTTCAACTTCAACTTTTTTCTTTTTTGCATTTAAAGATCTTTCTACATTTTTTAATTTTTCTTGTGCTTTTAAAAGATCATCTTTAAATTTTTCTCTTGCTTCCATTTTTTGAGTATAAGCATCATTCATTTGTTTTATACCTACAACATATTGATCCATTAACATAGGAGAAGGAATTGATTCTGCCATTATATATCCACTTCTTAATGATATTACATTCTCACATGATTCACCATATACCATCCATGGATTTAAAGCATAATATCTATAAGGTTCAGCAGTTGGATCAATATCGTATACTTTTAATTTAAGTTCCATAACAGCTTTAATCCACATATCATATCCAACACCTTCTGGATCAATTTCATCTTCATAAAAATGTTCGACTACTTCACAAATGATTTCCTCACCATTTATAAGTTTGAATTGTCGTATATCTTTAGTCATTTAACCTCTATTGGGTAAAGTTTATATTCAAATTGTTCTTTATCGTATATTTTGGTTCTTTCAGCACAGTGTTTGAGAGTGAAATTTGTCCTATTTTTCCAATGTAAATCGTCGCCAATATCATAAAGTTTAGTATCTTTTCCGTTATCACTTTTTCTTAATCCTCTACCAATACTTTGTAACACTCTAATCTGTGATTTGCTAGGTGAAGCAAATATAATATTATGAAGGTTTTTAATATTTATACCTGTAGAAAATGTACCTAGAGATGCAATAATAATAGATTTCTTTTGTTTTTCAACAATACCTCTAATAGCCTCGCGATCTGTGGTATCTGTTTCACCTGATACATAAAAAACTTTACATTCAGCCTTATTATCTATCATATCATATAACACCTTTCCATGTTTTTCAACATATTGAAATAGAACAAGGGTATTACCTTCCTGTGTTGTAGCCAGATTTGTGATAAATTTATTACGCCATTCATTTGATACAAGAAAGTCTAATTCTTCTTGATATGTTCTTTCTCCAAATTCTTTTCTTACTTCCTCGCTGTATTTTAACATTAACACAAATATTTTTAATTTTGCTAAAGTATCATTTTCCTGTAGGTCCTTTGTTGTAATGACCTTTTTAACAGGACCAAATAATCCTGTAAGTACTAATCTATTTACTTGAGTTCCATCAAGTGTACCTGTTGTTCCATATCTGTATTCTGCCTCAGTACATTTATTCATGATTGAGGATAATGATTTTGCTTTAAAACCGTGACACTCATCACCAAATACACAACCAAATTGTTCAAACCAATCTTTACCTAATTTATAAATTGATTGCCAGGTTGAAATAATTACTCTTTTATCTGTATGTTTATCCTTACCTGAATATATGATATGACATTCATTATCAGAATTAAATCCATAAGATTTAAAATCATTAAACATCTGTTCAACAAGTGATGTTGTAGGTACAACCACAAGAACATTTTGATCGTGATTATCTAGGTACCATCGTAACAATGTATAAATGATAAGTGATTTACCGGAACCAGTAGGAGATTGTAATACAGCC